TAGCAGCATTACCGCTAGGCCCGCTCAACTTGAATCAGATGGTAAGATATATTATCTAGGGGACAAACGTGATAAATGCCGTGTAATTCGCCTTAAGGAGAAACACTATGCCTTATAAGAACCCGAAAGATAGACCCAAGCAAAAGAACAAGCCCGTAGGCAGTCCTGAGTTTGAAGCTCGAATGGAACGCCAACGCGCTAGACGTAAGATGGATAAAGAAGGTAAGGACGAAAACAAGAACGGTAAGGCCGACAAGCGTGAAGGCAAAGACGTTAGTCATAAGAAAGCGCTAAGCAAAGGCGGTAGTAACAAGGACGGCGTGACTGTAGAGAGCCGTAGCAAGAACCGCGCTAGAAATTATAAAAAGAAAAAGAACGTAACATAGAGAAGTAACTACAGGCGAGAATGATGCAAATTATAGATAACAGGGGCTTGCTCTTGCGGCTTCGTAATCCTGCGAAAATCACAACGGCAATACCAACAAGCAAGGCAGTAGGTGAGCACGAAGTACTAGTTAAGTGGGGCGTAGACGAAGCGCGCGTACTTAGGAACTTAAACGTAAAGGACGTACCCTCACCTATTCTGGGTATGTACGACTGGCCCGGACGGTATACACCTTTCGATCACCAAAAGACCACTGCTTCTTTTCTTACTATGAACCCACGCGCCTTTTGCTTTAACGAGCAGGGCACAGGCAAAACAGCTTCTGCTATATGGGCGGCTGACTTCCTGATGAAGCAAGGCAAGATAAAGCGCGCGCTAATTATATGCCCCCTGTCCATTATGGACTCGGCATGGCGGGCTGACCTGTTTAGTTTTGCAATGCACCGCACAGTGGACATAGCCCACGGAGCTAAAAAGAAGCGCCAAGAAATAATTGCCAGTGACGCGGAGTTCGTCATCATTAACTACGACGGTGTAGAGATAGTGAAAGACGACATAGCTAACGGTGGGTTCGACCTGATTATTGTGGACGAGGCAACACACTACAAGAACGCGCAATCCAAACGGTGGAAAGTACTCGCTAGCATAATGAACGGTAAAACTTGGCTATGGATGATGACGGGTACTCCTGCCGCACAGTCACCAGTTGACGCATACGGCTTAGCCAAACTAGTTAATCCCAAAGAAGTGCCTAGGTTTTTCGGGGCGTTTCGTGAGTTAGTCATGCACAAGGTGACGCAGTTTAAGTGGGCGCCGAAACCCAACGCTAACGATATAGTCTATAACTGCTTACAACCTGCAATACGTTTCACTAAAGAACAATGTCTCGACCTACCAGAGATGACCTACGTAAAGCGCGAAGTAGAGTTGACGGCGCAGCAAAAGAAGTACTACGAACTACTACGCAAGCAAATGATGACCACTGCTGCGGGCGAACAAATTACTGCGGCTAACGCAGCGGTTGCCATGAACAAGCTATTGCAGATTTCATGTGGTGCGGTCTATAGCGATACTGGAGAGACGGTGGAGTTCGATGTTAAGAACCGGTACAAAGTACTGCGTGAAGTTATCGACGAGTCTAGCCAGAAAGTTCTTATCTTTGTCCCGTTCAAGCATGTTATTGGAATACTTAAAGAAAAGCTGACCAAAGAAGGTATTACCAACGACGTGATAAACGGAGATGTAAGTGCAAACAAACGCACCGCTATCTTTAAAGCGTTCCAAGAAACAGACAACCCCCGCGTACTTATTATACAACCGCAAGCTGCTGCGCATGGCGTGACTCTTACTGCGGCGAATACAATCGTATGGTGGGGACCAACTTCTTCTCTCGAAACTTACGCGCAAGCTAATGCTCGTGTGCATCGCTCGGGACAGAAGCACCCAAGTACTGTAGTACAACTGCAAGGATCGCCCGTTGAGAAACGGCTGTACAAAATGTTAGACGAACGAATTAATGTTCATACTAAGATGATAGATTTATACCAAGATATACTTGAACTATAATTCAAACTGCAATACACTTTATAAAACGTAACAAAAAAGGAACTATGAATCATGACAGACGCTGTTGTGACGGACCTCGACCGCCTCGTTTCTGTATACATTAAGATTCGAGATAAGAAAAACGAGTTAGCTGCTACGTTTGCTGAGCAAGAGAAAGAACTTGAAGGCAAACTAGATAAGGTAAAGCAAGCTCTACTAGAACATTGCAAGGCCACTGGGACTGAGTCTGTAAAGACCGCTTCTGGTACGTTCTGGCGCACCCAGAGAAAGCGTTTCTGGACTAGCGACTGGGAAGCAATGAACCGATTCATCGTAGAAAACGAAGCGGTGGATTTATTGGAGAAACGAATTCATCAAGGCAACATGAAAGAGTTTCTCGAAGAGAACCCTGACGTATTACCGCCGGGGTTAAACGCAGACAGTGAGTATTCTATTACTGTACGGAGGAAGAAATGAGTGGAATAGAAAGTTACGTCCCTGTTGAGGATGTCGCCGACCACCTTTCTGTAAAAGTAAGCACGATTAGGCAATGGGTGAATAAGGGCTTTATACCAAAAAGTACTTATATAAAAGTGGGTTACACATACCGCTTTAATTTGCCCGCTGTTATCGAAGCGCTGAAACAGGAGGAGCCGGTAGAAGAACAAGAAGGCCAAATTACAGAACAACTAGAACTGGATTTTAACGAGGAGCAAGACCTATGAGCGAATTAGCTTTGTTTGACAACATGCCACAAGAGTACAAAGACTTACTGGCACAACTAGAGCCTGATAAGAACGCATCCGGTGGCGGCGCTAAGGGCGGTACTAACCGTCTCAGTATCCGTGGTGGTGTATTCCGCAAGGTGGTAAACGGGCAGGAAGTGGGCGAACTCGATGGGCGCTCTATTAACATAGTAATCGTTAAGACCTCACCTGTATCACGCATGTTTTACGAGGGGCAGTACGTAGCAGGACAAGCTACCGCACCTTCTTGTTGGTCTGCTGATTCTGGTAGTGGTAAGCCATCGCAAGACGTGCCAAGTGATACACGCCAATCAGTATCGTGTTTTGATTGCCCTAAGAACATAAAAGGTTCAGGTCAAGGCCAGTCACGTGCGTGTCGTTTCCAACAACGTGTTGCAATAATGCTAGCTGATGCAGAAGGCAAGCTGCGCTCTAATGCGGTGTACCAACTGTCTCTCCCCGCTACTAGTGTGTTCGGTGATGATAAGAAGAAGATGGGCCTACAGTCTTACGCCCGTTTGATCGACGCGCAGAACGTACCACTAGCGTCCATTATGACCGAGCTTCGTTTTGATACTGATAGTTCTACTCCTAAGCTGTTGTTTAAGCCGGTAAGAATACTGGATAAAGACGAGCTACGCATGTCGGTAGACGCTCAGAAGGACGAAGGTACATTAAAGTTAGTTACGCTATCTATAAAACCCAAACAAGATACTAGCGTTCCACAACTAACTAATGATACAGTCCCAAGCCCTACCCCAGAAAAGACTTCGCTGTTTGAAAGCAACGACGAGGACGAAGCTGAGGAAGAAGTGGAAGAACCCAAAGTTAAGGTGTCTAAGAAGAAAAAAGACGCACCGGCACCTGACGTTGATTTAGCTTCTTTGCTAGATGAGTTCGATGACTAATAAAAAGCGGGTGCCTTCGGGCACCCGTAACCTCCCTACTAAATGGACTAGAAGATGGACACCAAACAGTTTTTGAGTACGGTGTTGAGTGAAAATGGTTATTACTGCGTAGCAGGTTTAAAAGACGGCAAGATGGTACGTAAGTCCTTTGAGACTTTAGATGCTATCGTAGATGTCGCAAACAATTTTGATGTAGAAGAGCGGGACGCGTACTTTGCACCTGCTTCATTTGTTGACGGTGCTAGCACCAAAGGCGAAAACATACACCAGATAAAGTCGCTTTTCTTAGATTTAGATTGCGGCACAGGCAAGCCATACCCTACGCAAACCGAAGCACTAGCAGCACTAAGAGATTTCTATAAAGCCCACAAGCTACCTCGACCTTTGATTGTTAACTCAGGGCGCGGACTGCATGTGTACTGGCGGCTAGATAAACCTTACCCGCGTGAGGAGTGGCTACCTGTTGCTTCTGCGCTCAAGGCAGCATGCCTACAGAACGGGCTTGATATAGACCCTGCGGTAACAAGTGACGCTGCGCGTCTACTACGCATACCGAACACGCGTAACTTTAAGAACGGCAACCCAATGCCCGTACGAGTTATGTTGGAGTCGGACACGGTGACATCCTTAGAAGATTTTGCCGCTAAGCTCCCTACAGACTTGATACCAGTTCTCTCCCCCCGAGAATACTCCAGTGCCGACAAGGCCGATATGGACAACGCAAAGGGTAACGAGAATAAGTACACGTACAAGTTTGCAAACATTCTAATGAAGACTGCTCAAGGTAGTGGCTGCGCGCACATAGACAAAGCCATACGCAAGCCAGACGAACTTAGTTATCCAGAGTGGACGCACGCACTATCTATAGCCAAACGCTGTGACACGGACGGTGTGGTTGGTTTACCTGCTATCCATTTAATATCAAAGGGTTACAGCGAGTACAGTGCTGACGAGACGGAAAAGATAGCGTCGTCTATTGAGTTTCCGCACCTGTGTACTACGTTCGATAGTGATTGCCCCGGCCTATGTGAAGGGTGTCCTAACAACGGTAAGATCAAAAGCCCTATCACGCTATGCCGAGAACTTAAGCTAGCGGAGAGTGACGAGGTAGAAGTACAGGGTTACGCAGAGGTAGAGGAAGACGACGGCTTCTACGACGAGAGGGCTGACGAGGCTCCCGTTGAATCCCCCGATGCCGAAAGTAAAGACGTACAGGAAGCTAAGCCCAAGAAAGAATCTGTACTAGAAAAGATAAAGATACCTACCTACCCAGACAAGTATGTACGACCGGAAGGTGGTGGGGTAGCTAAGGTAATGCACGACAAGGAAGGTAACCGCGAAGAAATAATAATATGTCCTGACAATCTGTATGTTAAGAAGCGGATGTTGGACATAGACGGCCCTTGCTACGAGATAGCCCACACAAGCGATTACGAGGGCGAACGTACGTTTGTCGCCTCACAAAAAGACCTGATGTCTACTGAATCGTTTCGGGCTACGTTGAACTCAAACGATGTGTTGGTACTACCTAGTACCCAGAAGGAACTTATGGAATATATAGGCGCTTGGATAACTAAACTTAAACCCGAAGGCCCGCCGATTAAAGTTAAGTCTCAGTTCGGATGGACGGAGAACGGCAAGTCTTTTGTGGTAGGGGATAAAGAAATATTTGCTAATCGCATAGAGCATAACCCCGCAGGGTCGCGCACCGCTCAGTATGTGTCTATGTTCGATAAGAAGGGCACGTTAGAGCAGTGGAAGGACCTTGCTAAGTTCTACAACAAGCCGGGGTTTGAACAGCATCAGTATATGTTCGGCCTGTCTTTTGGCTCCCCACTCATGGAGTTTATGTCCGGTATATCTGGATGTATCTACAACCTAAACAGCCCAGAAACAGGTATAGGTAAAACCACAGGTATGTGGGGTGGGGCGTCGGTATGGGGTAACCATAAGAAGATAGTGCTGATAGGTAAGGATACCCCTAACTCAGCATGGAACCGTGCGGAAGTACTTAAAAACTTACCGTTGTATATAGACGAGGTGTCTAACTACAAGCCCGAAGCGGCTAGTGATTTCTGTTATGCCATTAGTGATGGTGTGCAGAAGAACCGTATGAGTAACAGGGGCGAGAACGCGGAGCGGTACAGGGGCGAACCTTGGTCTTTAAACTGCGGCACTACCGGCAACAATAGTATACGGGACATAGCGGGGCAGTATCGTTCTTCTCCCAAGGGGGAGGCGGGTCGTGTGACTGATTACACTGCTACTAAACTACTGCATGGTGCTAAAGATACGCTAGAGGCAAACGATCTTAATGACCAGTTAGCCGAAAACTATGGGCATGCAGGACCGCTGTTTATACAGCACGTTATTAGGAACAGGGCTTCGGTAAAGCAGCTAGTGTTAGACACCCGTACTGATTTGGTTAAGGCATTGAACGCAGAGCCACAGGAACGCTTCTGGATCGCGCAAGGTGCTACGGTCTATTCGGGTTGTGTCGTAGCAAAAGAAATTGGGTTAATAGACTGGGACTTAGATAAGCTGTGGAAGTGGATAATCAAGATGATTAAAGCCCAAAGGGCTAACCTTGTAGGTATGGACATGGACATAGAGGACATAATCTCACAGTTCTATATGGACCATGCACGTTCAATACTACGCATAACTAGTACGGCTAATGCTAGCGACCCAGAGCTGCAAAATATAATCCCGATAAGC